ATTCCCAAAAAAACTAATATCGCACAAACCATAGGCACTTGTTTCAACCGTTCTATCAACGATTTATATTCACGTTTTTGAACGTAATACCAATATACAATACCAATTATTACTATTGATAATAGTGCTATAAGCAATACCATTTCCTTACTCATTCTTGTTTTTTTTTGCAACACGATACGATGCCCACATCGAAACTACTAATGCACCAAGTTTAGCGAAGTCATAAATCGTGTCATAGATGCCGACTAAATTCATATTGCCAAACCAGTCCGATGTCCATACCCCTGCTTGAATGATGACGCTTGTAATGATGACTAATATGCTATTGTCGGGATGGTGGGAATGTATCATAAAGGATAAGTTGGTAAAGTTGCTAAAAATTCTGCTGCAGTTTCTTCATTTGGATTCAAAGCTACATAATTAGCCACTAACTTGCAAGTGGTAATCCACCAATCAATAATACTTTGCGCCTCTTCACCAAATTCCACATCGTTAATCCACATTGATACCTCACCGATAGATAAGTAGTTTTTATCTGTTAATATTTCTTGCATCATTTCATTATGATACTTGTTTGTTGGGCTATCGTAGATTAATTCTGTTTGGTCAACTATCCACGATTTGCGACCATCGCCTTGTTGTTTGAATTTTATGTTCATAGTGTCATTTGTAAAGTTACTGCAGGAATCCATTGTGATGGATTTGTTGCCCATGTTGGAGTTGTAAATCTTATAGTGTAATCCTTAGTGGTCACCAATGATATTGATAATCCACTAAACAAAGTTTTCAATGTTGTACTTGCTCCGAAATCAGATGTAAATGTGCCTATCAATGTTTCAGTTGCATCGGTTACGTTTCTAAGGTAAATAGACACCGTTTCATTGCTTCCATTACCCACTTGTTCTAATGACAATGATGCTGCGGTAACTGTGCAGTTTGCGGTTGGTTTGAAAGCCCTTCTTGCATCAATTCCAGCAGGTGTGGCTGCAATAGTTCCAATATGATAATTCGCTGCATCGTTAACGGTTACAATTACAAGTCCTATGCAAGTTAATGTTTGCGTGTTAGTTTTCAATGCCAACGCATCAAACACCGCATCTTCACTTGGTGCTTTGTCTGTCACACCGTTGGTTATAACTTGTGTAATATTGCTATTGGTAAGTAAAGATTGAAGCGCATTGCCATCGTTTTTCCACGCAGGGTTTCCACTATTATCGGCATATAAAACACTTTCGCTGCCGCCTGCAGTTGCTCCCGAAGATTGATGCTTAAGGTTTAGATGCCCGTTGCCTGCAGTGCCTTTAATCTTTACAAATTTAGCATCAAGTCCATTATTGTCTAAGTCAACATCGGCAGTTGCTCCAGTGTAAGGAACAAATGAAAGTGCAGTTACATCCTCCAACATTGCAAATGTTTGTGGGCTTGACAATTTATCGGGCAGTTGAAATTCAGTTGCAGTTGCAAGTGTTGGTGAGAGTATTACTGCATCTGCTCCTAATGCGTTTACTATCTTTATTCGGTCGTGCTTAATTACAACGCTTTCTCCTAAACCATTATCAACTGTAATTCCGTTTGTTGTTGTAGCACCAGCAGTTGTTACTTGTTGGAGGTCGGGTATGCCACCGATTGCCCACACCGCAGCTCCCGTAGTTGCATCGCTGCAAACATAAACAGTTCCATCATCTAATGTCCATAGTGAGCCAACTGAATATCCTAATGTGTCATCATCGGTGACAGTTGGAGTTGTGGTCAAATTATACAAAGATTGTCTAATGGTGTTGCCTGAACTGCCCATCACATACAACCGACCATTCTCCCATTTCAATTCATAGCCAGCACCACATATTTGAGCAATACCTTTTAATCCTCCAAGTCCAGCATCAATTGTGCCTTCTCTTAACCTCGATGAGTTGTCAAACAACAAACCTTGTGTGGCATCAAATTGAATATCGTTGGCGCCTGAAGTGTTGCCTAATATTAATGTTTGTGCAAGCGTTTGTGCGCTGCTAACGATAGGCGAAAACACATCAGTTGTAATGTCGTATGTGCCTATTTCGCCAGTTGTGGCATCGATACCATATTGATAAAATTGATTGGTAACACCACCAGCAGCCAAAACTTTAATTATTCGATTGCCAGCATCAGCATCATCAAGAAGGTATGCTTTCAATGATACTAAATCACTACCAGCAATAAGGGTTTGTGCTGCTACAACACTTAACTGCTCAATGTAATAACCTGATAGCATTTCATTATTTGCATCTGTTCCAACGTAGCCACTTGCTTGGTTTTTATCGCTCAATATATTTGGGCTACTATCAAGTAAGTTTACAAACCTATCTTGCGCGTTTTGCCCCGTAATAAAGTTTATTAAATTGTTGTAGATATTATTTACAATATCTGTGAGCATGTTTGCTCTATTCTTTTGTGCCATTATTTAAGGTATATCAAAGGATTCATCAAAACTATTATCGAAACTTGCACCATACACTACTGATGGGGCGCAAACAAATACGCCATCTGGAATGCTAAACTCCAATGGCATCTTATCGTGTATCCACTTGTAATTTAATACAAAGTTTACCTCATCCTTTAATGAATTTGTAATCGGATTTGTTGCAATTAATGTGCCTGGTCTTTGTGAAATTCGCATCAATGTTTCCGAGCAAAATGCTAAGTAAAAGTTGCGGCTTCCCGTAATTGAATTGTAATGCGGTAAGTTACTAACGTAGTCAGGATCTTTATAATTTACTTCAAAATTATAGGCAATCAATGTTTCATCACTCCAACCAAATCCACGACCAACAATAGGGCTGCCACCGTTATACTCGCCATGTGTTTGCGGCAAAACGATTATCATTCCCGCAGTGATGCCTGTTTGCCAAATCAATGCAGATTCGGGGTCAGTCATTAACTGTTGGTAGAATGTTTTGTGTATCAATGCCACCGAACGAACGCGGGCAAGCTCAATGCCACATCCACAAGCGTTGTGACTCTCAATAGTATTACAATTAGATGGATAGAATGCCATTATTTTAAATTATTAAAGGCGGCCACCTTACGGGGTGTTACCGCCAATGATTAAACTACGTAACAAGTAAACAAGTTATTTGGAATAGCCGACTCTTCAGGGAAGTTATCGCTTGTCCACTTAACTTCTACATCCCAAGTGCGCTCAACTTTTAAATCGTTTGCGATTGGATTCTTTGGTACGATTGTGCAAGGCTCATCACTGATGGCAAGCACTGTTTCACTTCTGAAAGCTACGTGAAAATTACGTGAGCCCTTAACGCTATTGTAATGGTTACGATTACCTACATAGTTAGGGTCTTTGAATGACAATAAGAAAGTGTAAGAATTTAAACTCTCCTCTGTGTCGCCATAACCTTGGCCCATGTTAGGTGTTCCGCCATCAAATTCGCCTTGTGTTTCAGGATATACAATGATTGCGCCTGATGCTATGCCCGCATTCCACAACGCTTCATCTTCGAAGTCAGTAGATAGTGTCGGGTAATAGCTTTTATTTATAAATGCAGTTCCTCTTACGCGCGATAACTCAACGCCACAAGTTCCACAAGTGTGGGCGGTAATGTTTTCATCACAACCCGATGGATAATATGCCATGATTATTTATTTTTAGCACTCACAGATGACAGTACAGCCTCTGCGATATGTTTGTTTGATTTCGTATCGAACTGCTAACAGTCCATGGTTTAGACCGACTCTCACATCGGGTATAGAACATTCCTCACGAAACACTAAAGTTGAATTCATTTCGGTTTCCGTTAACTCGAATGTGCAATCAAATACGTTAATGCTCTCACACACTAACTTACTTAATACACTTGGAATAGCCGAAACAAATATGTCCTTAATTGTTTGCGATGTCAATGTTTTATTTGCATAGATAACAAGCGTAACGGGTGTTGTTTCCTCCACCTTATCCATCTTGTCACCAAAATTATTTTCAATTACTGTTAAACGTGATGATTCCGAACGATGATACCAACTGATTGCGTATTGATCCTGCAATAAACAGTTAGTTACTTCGCCATTAATGTTAATGCCAGGATAACGCTTCTCGCCATCGTAGTAAAACTCAGCAAGTCCAAACGCCTTGTTAGGTGTTAATGGTAACGCTGCGATAATAGCGTTGTCAATTTCGGTTATTACTTGCTTTAAATTCATTTGTTCATAATTAATAAAGCTGTTTCTTGCGCAACTATTTGACTCATCTCAAGCTCACGTTCTGTTAGCTGCCAAATGTCGCCATACTTCTCAGTTAAGTGACCGATTATCTCCTCGTTTGCGGGCGATGTGTTGCCTATTGTATAACCTTTCTCTGTGGCCTTTAATGTGTAGCCATTCTCAAGTTGGCGCGTTAACGATATGATTACCTTAGTGCTTGTTCCTCTATTCTCACGCTCACGAATCTTTAAATAACTATTGCTATAAGTTCCGATTGCTGCACCGCTTGAATTCTTTCCATCTACATGAATGCGATAACGCAACTCAGGCAGCACCGCAACTGCAGCAGCCCTTGAAACCGTTTCGGGGTTTCCAAGTTCACGAAACTTAGCAAGGATATTGCCAATCACAAATGGTATGTTTGAGGTTATGTCCATTAAGGTAGCTGAGTAAACACTTGTACTTGACTATTGCACTCTAAACATGCATCACATTCTAATTTAATGCCGCCTAAAGCGTTCTTAATTGCCTCCTCATAACGTGTGGTGTAAAGTGCTAACAACTCGTTAGCCTCCTCACGTTTAACCGTTGTGTAGAAGTTAGTTCTTTCAGAGTATAAACGCTCAGTCATAAACTCGATGCCTAATGCATACCAATACGCCTCAGCAAACAGCATTCTATTTGAGCACACCGCAGAATCATAACTGCATCCAAGCGTTAACAATACTTGTAATGAGTCAGCAATAGTGTTGTATGTTAGTGTTCCGTTTACGCTTGTATTTGATGACACAAAACCATTGATTTGGCCGCATGTTCCGCAGTCATAATAAGCACTGAAGCAACTTGCAAAAAACGTATCTGAATCGGTAGTTGAATAAGTAACACCGTTAATGTTTGTGTCTAAAAATCCGATGGCCAAAATAGCGCAATCGAATTGTTTTAATATAGAGAATTCATTCCATCCATTAACCATATTAGCTACGGTTAAGGTCTTAGTGAATAGTATTTCCTTAGATAAATAATTAAAAAATTTTACATCAATTGTCGTTGCAGTTGTTGTTGCCGATTTGTAAAATCTTATTTTGTCAACCGTTGTTGTTTGCAATGGGCTAATCTTCCAATTGTCTACAAGTGTATAAGCCGAATTTATAACGATGCCCTTGAATAAATCGTTACTTGTTGAGGGTAACTCATCATCGCCAAACACATCGACTGTCCTACGCACTCTTTTAATATCGTAACGGGTTGACATGTACGATATAATTTGATTCTTCATACGCGCCTCAGCACGTTCATTGATAGCATTCCATACGCCAATATAGTTTTGTTGCTCACTATTGGCTACTTGCTCAAATGATTTTAATGAAATGCCGGGCAGGCTGTTTAAAGAATAAACAGCCTGCGGCACCTCTGTAATTGAGCAACCGTTAAGTTTTACGATTCCGTCAAAACAACTCATTTTTAAGAGTTAGTTGCGGTGTAACGTAAACTTCCATTGTTGCCAGTTAATCTGTCAGATGCTAAGTAAGCATCACTTGGCACTTGCCATAATGCAAATCTCTTAGACATAATCAAAGAATAACCTGCTCCAAGCGTTGCAGATTCGTAACCAACTGTGGTTTCAGTAGGGCAGTCAATCTCTCTTAATTGGAAATCGATGTTTAACATACCTAATGTACCCTCACTTCCTGGCATTTCAAATGGCATTGCCATGTTCCAGAATGTAGATAAACCAAGTTGTTGTGCTCTGAATCCTTTATATCTGTCTAATTCAACGATTCCAAAAGTTCCAGGCATCAATACTGCAAACTGATTTGACCCCCAAGATGTACCTGAATAGATATCGTGGTAGTAATCAATGTTACCAGCAGCGGCCGCGTTGTTTAACGTAGCATATTGAGTCATTGCAGGGTTTAAAGATTGAACGTATGCAGAATCAACTAAACCACTTCCAACAACGATTGGTCTACCTTGACCCTCATTGCTTCTGTAATCAGTTAATACCTTTGTCCAACCCTCTGAAAAGTTGTTTACAGTAGAGTCATCATTGAAGTTAACGGTAACCGCAGTATTTGCGCCCGTAACGACATTTGTACCCCATGTAACTTGACCTAACAATGTTTGGTCAATCTTACCAACGAAACCATTCATAGCAGCCATTAAGCCTGCTAAGTGCTCTTGCATAAATGGAGTTGGTGCACCACCGATTGATACAGTTGCAGAAGCCTCATCGCAGTAACGTGCGATAGTTGCTTGGTCAAAGTGTAATCCGAATTTTACGATTGAAGTTGTATCAATAGTAATCTCATCATACGCTTGTACTAAGTCAATATCACAGTTGTCAGCAGTTGACATTTGTGCAGGAGTTGTACGTTGGTAGTATTTCAATCTTAAATCTTTAATGTGGCCCGCAGTGTTTGCAAGTTGTAAAGAGTCAGCGATTGGTGTCGCGTTTGCGCCTTTCTCTAAGGCAGCGCGTAAAAATCCCGTAGGAGTAATTTTATGTTCTGGTGCGTTTTGTCCAATTATGAATTTCATATGTTGGAGCATCGCGGGGCAATAACCTAATGCCATGATATTTTATGTGTTTATTTCTGCCCGAAACCTTGCAATGCGATGTCTAAGTCGCTTAAAGCGTTGGCTGCCGCGGCAGATGGTTTAGATGAGCTTTGTTGGCTCTGTGTCGACTTTGGTGGCATACCGCCTCCATTGTCAGATACTTTCAAAAACTTGTTGTCGGCCAAGGCCATATCTGTGAGAGTGTCAAGGTCGAGTTCCTTTCCGTTGTCAAAGATAAGCATTTTATCATCATCTTTTGCAACTAATTTTAACTTACCATCAATTTTTTTTATTGCTGCACTTTTTTCAGCAAGTTTCTTATTTAAAAACTCACGCGCAATCTTACTTTCAACATCCAAACCAAACTGCCCTGGCAACTTCTTAGATGAAATAATGCGATTAATTTCCATCTCTGTAAACTCGCCATCATACTTAGCAACAATAGCATCAATAGCACTTTGCTTTTCAAATGCGGCATCGGTTGCAGCCTTGGAAAGTTGTGCACTTAGTTCGTTAATCTTACGTTCTAACTCTGCCTTGTCACCTTTGCCATCAATTTGCTTTGATTTCAATTCAGCAATCTTTTTAATTGCAACCTCAACTTTGTTATACGTGTTTGGGTCATCGGTAATCAGTTTGATAGTATCATCATCTGCGCCATTATCCTTTAACCACGTTGATACTTTATTGTTAAACGGATCAAGTGCCTCTGCTTTAAAATGTTTCTTAATGTCGATGTTATTCTTAGCCTCATTTGCACTCATAAGAGTAGTCAATGATTGGTCTACCTCATCAGGTATCTCAGCAACAAGTTCTTTGATGCCTATAAGTTGTCTGTATGTTTCAGAGTTTAAATCGAAACCCGCTTTGGTAAGTAATTTTTTAATTGTATCAGCTAATATTGCCATTGTTTTTGTGTTTTAAATTATAATTAACGTGAGCCGCCACATCCTTTGCAGCCGCCTTTAGGTTTAGTTTGCTTTGCCATTATTTCTTTGGTTTAGTGGTTTCGTTTTTAGCCTCTAACATCTCCATTAACTTAGCATTTTGCGCAATTAACATCTCCATGATGTTTGTGTTTGCTGCATTCGGTTGCCCTTTGCGTGTCGGTGGGTAAAGAATAGCGTGTGCTTCAGCAACACCTAACTCTGCCGCTTGCTCGGTTGTTAATTCAACTTCCTCAACTTTGTACTTCTCGCGCTTTTCATTGCTTAAAGAACGCTTATAAGTTTCATGAAATTGTTTGTTTGTGCGGTTTAGTGGGAAGTAATTAACTTCGTTTCGCACGTTTGTAATCTTTAATAATTTGAATAGTGTCGGATTTGTTTCCATTTTATTATTGGGTTTAATTATTTATTTGCAAATGTAGCAATTATATTCTTAGGTACAAGCGATGCGGGTATCGGATATGCTTGGTGCCCGCAGTTATAACCACCGCGATAAGTTTGGAAGTTACTTGGGTTAGTATCCTCAATCATTCCTTGCGGTAATCCAGTACGCTCATAGATTTCTCCTTTCATTTCTTTAAATTCTGCAAAGTTGCCTTTGATAATTTTTGGCAGTTCACTACGATGATAGTATTGCTTTTGAGTCAATGCTTTACAAAACGTGCGTGTTGTCTTTATATTACTACCGACATATCGAAACCAATCCCAACCCAAATCCGCGCTTATAGCTTGGTTAACGGTTGCGTTGTATTGATTAATTGAATCAGTTGCAATCTGTTTTGTGTACTTAACCAACGCGCCATCAATCGTTGGTGTGCCATTGATGTAGTTGTTTAGTTCCTTTGACAACTTAGAGTAACTTCCACCCGTAGTTACATAGGTGTTAATCATTTCTCTTACCGGTGTGATGAGGTTTTGATTCAATCCCGATTCGGTTAATCCCTCCAACGTTACCGATATTGATTGTTGCCTTATTGCCTCAACTACTTTAGGCGGTTTGAATTTCTTTTCAAGTGCTTTGTAATAAGAAAAATTCAATGCGTTTACCTTATCGTAAAGCTTTGCAAATTTCGTTACGCTTTCGCCATAATCCGAGTCATCTAAAATGATTGTTTCCAAATCACTCTTAAGACTCGATAGCAGTTTGATGTTCTTAACCGAGTTTGTTATTGTATCGCCCTGAACACCTAACTCACGTTGGAATTGTAATAGCCTCCGATAGATTTGCTCTTGGATTTTTGGCATTGCCTCATTCCAAGTAATCAAACCATTATCAATGGCGTTTAAAGTTGATTGTATTTCTTTATTCGCTTGCGCCATTATCTACAATAGTAGCACCAAATATCTGATTAAACAATATATCCTTAGTGTTTATTTCTTTCAATTTCTCAACTGCAAATCCATTCAATACCGCTTGCTGCCTTGACTTATCTAAGCGGTTGAATTCGGGATTCTCAGCGTATGCACGTTGAACAAAGTCTTGAATGTATGTGCTTATAACTGCATCTGTTTTTGACATCATCTTATTGCTTACCAACAACGCTTTCTCCTCTTGCGTTTTACCACTCGCAGGGTCAAGGTTAAATGCATCACGTAACATATCTTGCATTGCAATGTCGTTAGGAAATCTCTTAACGATATATTCCAACTCTTGCGCACTTAACACCGCATCGTTTAAGCCGCTATCCTTAGCCGCTTTAATCTCTTCCAATATTAGTTGACTGCCTAAGATGTCAAACTGATTAGGCACAACGCAAACGGGCACCATTGACTTAATGGTTGCAACATCGTATATCTCTTTATATCTCCACATCGCACACAAATCAGCAATGTTAGTCATTATCGTTCCTATGTCAACTGCAACACCGTAAAATGTGTTGTTAGTTTCATCGCGGTCATAAGCCTTTGCAACACCACTTTGAGCAGCTGGTTGTGCCTCTAAAAACTGCATATTGATGGCAGCTAACGAACGATAACGCATCTCGTTTATGCGTTTGTCCTGCAACTCAGCAATCTCGGTTTGCTTTTGAATGTAGCCCATCGGTGGAGTCGGTGCAGGCACTTCTCCCATCGTTGTTTTTGCAGGTCTTACACGTATAGTTTCGTAAGGCGATGTCGGAATCTGCCCATCTTTACACTTGCTATTCGTACATGGCACACGCTCTTGCTCTTTGGTAAAGGTAAAGCCTTGACCGTTGCATGACTTACATTGCTCATCTTGGTATATCCAAACCGTTGAATGGATGTGCTGCGTTATTTCAGCACGTAAGTCGCTAAACTCAACCGTTGCCACGTTTAACCATGGTAACATTGCTTTTAATCTACTTTGATATTCGCGGCCAAGTTCCTCTTCCTCTTCTACAACACCACCGATTGTAAAGCCAGGGAATACACCTAAGCCATGGAATGTTTCCTCAACTAAATCAAAACCGTTGCCTTTCTTTTTTTTGCGCCACTTTGACCAACTAATTTTATCAATCGAATAATATACATTGCCATTGTCATCATCTTTGTAAACGATGCTATTGCCCTCGTAATGGTAAACAATATTACTTGAATTGATTACGTAAGGTTTCGGCTTCTTATATTCAGTTGGCTCAGCTTGTTCAGCCCAAACAATAATAACACCGTTAGCATCAATTGTGTATTGTTTTAATCCCACTTGAAAAGCCCAATTCATTAATGACTTGGAAGCGGTAAAGTTTTTTGTAAGGTATGTTTTTAAATCCTCATCTTTTGCTATTCGTGGATATTGCGTGTCGGGAAACTTTAAAAAGAATCCATCCGCACGTTGTATTTTATTTAGTGCATTTAAAACGCGATCGTAAACTTCGCTAAACACCGCCTCATAAGTTTTCTTACGATACTCCTTAACTATTATGTGTTCGTTAGGTCTTACCTCATCAATTAATTTACGCGGATATTCTCCATCGGAATAGTATTGGAAGTTAACATATTCCTCATCTTCTATATGTGGATTACGTGCGACATCGGCAACGATATCGGCATCAATAATAATGTATTTGTTTTCGGTTTCCATTTAATAAGTATGGCGTTCTGGAGCCCATCTTCTTTTAGGCTGTTGTAAAAATTTATATCGCATATTCATTCTTAATGCATGAATTTGCACAAGGTTGTTATAGATTGTTAATTGCACTTCACTTATTCTGTTACCTCCAATAGATATGCCACAATAGTCATCTGTTAAGTCTTTTAATCGCATTGTTTTAGTTGAATCCATTGGCCAAAAAGTAGGATGATACATTTCTTGGTGGCAGTCAACACCTAATTGGCACATTGCAATCCATAGCGGTAACTCATCGGGTATGCATCCTGCAAACTCAATGTTTTTTACACGTATGTTCTCAAAATTTTCCACCCACTTTGCAAACAAAGGATGGCCTTTTTTCCACCATATAAACTCGGAATGCACATTCCAAATCTTTTCAGTTGTGAATCCAAACGCCTCTTTTACTTCTAATAAGTTAGCCCATTGCTTTGAATCGGCAGTAATCTCATCACTATCATATTTTTTAAACCCGCTATTTTTTACCGCGAAATCAATACCCTTTAATTTCTCAATCTCTGCATTAATGGAATGGTTGTTAATCATTATCACATCCGCATCAATAAACAACGTATAGTCATATGGTGTTAACTCATCAATGTGCGCCTTTGCTTTGATGTAACACGTTTCGTTATCGGCAAGTGTGTAGCAATGTGGCTCAATGTATTTTATCTCGGTAAACAATGCTTTGTAATCCTCATCTAAACGCGTGATAGTATCGGCTTGCGTTACTAATGTTATAGGCAAGTGACAACCGTTTGCACGCAATGACATCGCAAGGTTTGCAGCCATGCACCCATAGTTTTTATGGCCGATTCCGATTAAGAGTATTCCAGTTGTCATTCGCAGTTTGAATTGAAGTTATTAAATGGCGTTTCAAAGATAGTAAAATCTGAGCTCCAAATGTTTACGTTCTGCATTATTTCGGGATAATTATTGTTATACTCATCCTCAAATCGTGCTTGTATTTGAGTTGTAAAGTTTTCGGGTGTGAAGTAAATGCCATCGTGATTCAATGCAATTACTAAGTTTTGATGCACTTCCTCGGGCACCTCATCGACATAACCTTTATAACGCTTTGCCAATCGTGCCGATAATAATTGGCGGCTTCCATCTGGTCGAACATAAACAGTTTTGTCGCTGCTAATGTTTGGCTCTTTGAAGTATAATGGTAATCGGATATAGTTAGTTGTAGGTATAAGCAATGGTGGTGCAGGAGGTGGGTTAATAACAACAACCGCAGTCCTATAATAAAAACCAAATGCGTTTGATGTGTTTGTGTATGCAAGTTTAGTGGTTAAGCATTTATCATTAACCTTTTTAAAGCATTGATTAGATATAAAAAAACTTGGCTCCGAAATACCACAAGCAAACGCTAACTGAAAGCAATCGCCATCGAAAGTATTATCAAGTAAATCAGAAAACACAAAGGAAAAATAAATATTGTAAATCGGCACTCCGCTTTGTGTTCCATTAGTCACAATGCTTGTTATTACGTCGTTTAAAATTACACCAGTGCCACTTGTCGGCACTTTATAAACTGTCACGCTACTTATTACCTCACTTGATACTATTTGCGTTTGAAAAGCCACATCGCCAACATCATAAATAGGTAAGCAAAAATCCTTTTGAATGCCACATTCTGTATCAGTTACATACTCGGGTATGCCTAAGTCATTCGCCAGGTTGTAAAAGGTTACAAAGCTATTAGGTATGTTTAATATCGCTGCCATTATCTTCTAATTAAAAGTTTAAATTCTGCTAATCCCTCATTCGGATCGTGATTGATTTCGACAATGTTGCCAATGTAGTAAGTGTCTGAGCATCTAAAACGAATTGCACCATAAGGATTTACTTTAACATCTTCAAAGTCTGCCATCGAAAACGGTGCGGTAAAGGTTACATATTCTGTTTTCCAAATTGGTGTGGTGTAATATGAATTATCAAAATCTGCAACGCTTATTGTTTCATTTTCTGCAATAACACTTCCCTCAATAGGGCAGTAAGTAGTCATTTGCCCCTCAGCAATATAGTTACCAGTGCCGCTTGTAAATATTAATTCCTCATTTGCCACCGTTGGTTGTGCTGCAACAATAGATTTAAACCACCTCATTAAGTTACGCAAAGGTGTTAATACGTAGTTCATTCGTGTTGCAGGAGAATAGATATTTGCAGCTCCATTGTCAACACCTCTGTAAGCATATAAATTACCACCCTCAACAACTGCGTTAACAATAAACAAGTCATCATCATAACGCCAATCACTTGTTCCCGTTCTCGCTTGGTTTTTTCTACGTGTTACTTCAATCGTATATCCTGCGCTAATGATATCAGCCATTAGGTCTAACTCTGTTGGATTTGAGTCGATGTTTCTGCGATATTGTCGCTCGGTATTCATCTCATCAAGACCGTTATACTCTTCGGCTTCCCATTTGTCATATCCCACGTTAATCGTGCCATAAATCAAATCTTGGGCAGTTGTGAATATAGCTTTGTCAACCAATCCGACATCAACTACTATTGTTGACTTATAAAACTCTTCAATACGTGCAATCTTTAACTCGGTTTCGTTGTTATCAAACCCCCACCCGATGTTAAATATTTTGCGACATTGCTCAAATAAATATTCGTATGATGTAAATAATTTGGGTGTGCTTGGCTCGGTTACTTGGCGAATAAATGAGCCCTTAGTTATTTGATAAAAGTCTAAACATTGATTTAATTCCTCTTCCATAACTAACGATGGGCAATCCTCATCCATGTATGCCGATGGGAGAAACTTTAACAACTCAGGCAAATAAACTGATGTGCATGTTGTGGCATCGCAATTGGAGTTAAGTTCCATTGTGAAATAGTTGTTTGCATTGCCTGCATCATAACTCAAATCAAAAGTAAAGTTGCTTGGTGAGCCTGTGTTAACTTGAAATACAACCGCCCAAAAGTAAAGCAAATATTGTGCTTCTTCATAGGCTGGTGTATTGCTATACGACAAGTCAAATGTTTCTACAATAGGAACGCCACTTGTTACTGTCATTGAACCGCCTCCCGTTGGATTTGATGAAATAACAGTATAACTATTGGTATCAATATCATATTTTGACATAACCAATGTCACTGTAACGCTACCATTGAAATTAGTATTTATCTCATAACCTCCTTTGCTTCGCCATCTAATAGTGGCATCATTATTAATGCAATTTAATGGGTCTGTTGTTCGTTCCCAAATTGCAAGGTTTGACCCGTTTTTGTTCCAATCTAAAAGGTCGGCAGGTGGTAAAAATCCATCTTGAGCAGGATTTTCAACAATAAACTGAGTTACATTGTTAATTGCAAAATCTCCAATTTCAATTAAGGGATTGTTTGGCAAATAAACTGGGATGCAAAAAACCTTTGAGCCAGTTGTTCCATAACTCCCACTGATATTAAATAAACTTCCATCGGTGTTAAACGCTTTATTCTGCAACAACACATCTTGCCCCTCAATATTCAATACCCTCAACAATGGTGGTGTAATCGCTTGCCCATCAAAGTTAGTTGTTGCTTCAATATCAACATCTTGACCCATTCTACTCATAAACACATCGGTGCACTTTGATGCGGTAACGCTTAACTTAATAAAGCAATAGTCAGCACATTGTCTTTCAAATGTATTGAAGTCAAATGCACCTATAAAATAGTTAGTATAGCCATCGCCCTCGGCACATTCGTAATCGATTTGCACTTGATATTGACCGTTAGCGCCATTCGTTTGAAATTCTGTATAAAGCAAATCGTAAGCTTCACCAACCCACTCGAATGAATCAGTTGATATGTTTATATTGATGCCATGACTTATGATGTTGCGCGTTAAGTTGCCACCAATACCATTCCAACCAACTGGCGATTCAACAACGGTTGAAACACTTGAACTGTCTATTAATGTGAACTTCCAATTCATGCTCTGTATCTCATTTTTTTGTTTCTAAATTCAACGCGGCTATTTTCTTTGAGCAAAAATGTTGTTAAACCTTGCTCATCAATATTGACATTTAAATTCGATTTGTGCTTTGCCATAATTCGGTCTAACTTATCGTAGTTAATGCCATCACTACTTGCACTTTGTTTGGTTTGAAATTGTGCCGCAAGTGCGAAATTCTGTGTGGCTAATGATGCTAATATATTGTTTGCAAATGTAGGCTCACCCTCATTAATGGCTTTCAATACTGGTAAATATTCGGCTGCTGCATGTCTGTTTACAACGTATTCACCGCGCTCAGCCTCAATCAATGTGCCTCCACTTGAATGCAATTGACCGCCTACCATACCACCATCGGCAAACTTTGGCGGTTGTGTTGATTCGATGATTGCGACTTGTGCGGCAGTTGATATGGCTGCGGCCGCTAACGATGCTATTGTTGCAGGACTTAATGGCCCACCTGGAACTGTTGCAAGTATGTTACCAATTGCTAAAGCTCCATTCATTATTGCTTGTGCTATTGCCGCTTGTTTTTGTGCCTCCCACGCGCGTGTTTTGATTTCGGCTTCTTGTTGTGCGTATCTTTCCTCAATCTGTAAGCGTTGTGCATCGGTTAGCTCTTTATTGCTTAACTCGGCATCTTTACGCATGCTAAGTGAATCTAATATTGATGCGGTTTCGGCATCTCTGTTTTGTTGGTTGATTGTGAAGATGGTGTCGGAGATGGTTTGTGCTGAAGATAGAGCTAAGTCAGTGTATGCCTTAATTTTTTCTTTATCATATGCGGATTTCTTATCTGCGGCTTCTTTTGCTGCATCTAATTTTGCTTGTTCTGCCGCTGCCCATGCTTCTAAATCTGCATCGTAATAATCATCTTGCGCGTATTTTTTATCCACCAACATCCTAACAAATGCATCATATTCTTTGTCAAACTGCTCTAATTTTAATATTAATTCACTATCAGTTAAATCTTCAGTTAACCTTACTTGGTCTTTTTTAAATTCAGTTATTTTTTTAAAGTAAAACGCTTGGTCATCAATTGATGTGGAAGACTCTAATGCTAATTGATTAGCTGCTATTTCCTCACGCAATCTGCGTTCTTCCTCTTTTATTGTGTTATCTACTTCCTCTTTTTTATTTTTTACAACTGCTTTACTTGTATCTTTTTCTTTTTGCAATTTAGCTTTGGCTGCGGCCTCATTAATATCTGCTATATCATCATTATAAGATTTTTCTGCAAGTTTAAAATCTTTAACATATTGGTTGTATATTCTTAAACGTTCGGCTTGATATGTTTTATTTGTTCTAATTTGATCACTAATGTCTAATGCATTAAATTCATCATCAAGTGTTTTTATATCTTTACGCATTTCTCTTTCAAACTGCATTTGAGATTTATTCCTTGAAATTATAGCATCTACACGCATTTTTGTTTCATCGGATAATCCTTTACGAATTAACTCAACTCTTGTTTTTATCACTGCAAGGCTGCCCTCATCTCTACCTATTTCAGCTATTTTTTTATTGAAGTTTTCTACACCATCATCTGCTGTATCATTTAGATAAGAAACAAGCGCAACCAAACCAATAACTAACAAGCTAACTCCTGCAGTTGCAACCGCAGTTGCTCCTGCTATACTTGTACCCATTAACCTGGCACTAACCGCAGCGGTTTTTTGCGCCCCATCCAACACCATTGTTCTCAATGCGCCCTCAGTTGTGGCTATATTCGCTAACTCTTGGACACCTTGCAACAATGCCATCGCGCCCTGAGCTTGCGCTAATGTTTTAGTTAACTTTTCGTTCTCACTTCCAAACAATGTTGCAGCACCCGCAGCAACCGAAGCCGCAGCGGCTATTCCTCTAAACGCAGTTACAACCGCATCAATTCGCTTTGTGTCGCTCGCTAATGCCTTAACCTTATCGTTGACATCGCCAATAGTATCGGTTAACTCTGCAGCGCGTTTTGTGGCTTCTCTTAATTCCTTTTCGCCTAATGACCCACTTGCAATCTGAGCTTTTAATTCTTTCAACTCTTGCTTCATTGACTTGAAACCCGTTCCTGCTTGCTTGGTTTCTTTTGTTACCTCAGCTAAATGGTCTGCAAATCCCTCCATCACTCCCGCTTGAATCTCGGCCATAAGCCCATCGACTTCGTTGGACAACTTGCCCATTTCGGTTGTGGATTTATTTAAGTTTTGAATGAATTCCTTTTGCTCATTGTTAACTTGCGCAAACGCGGCCGCATCATCTTTGCTTATCTTACCAAGTAATTCAAGTTGCTTAATCGCAGGCTCAAGTCCTGATGTGTCTGCAACGAATTTAATTATTACATTTTCCAACTGCCATTACTTTTTAGGCGTTTTTGGTTGTGGCTTCTTTGCCTCATTAGCAAAGAAAAAGAAATCCCACAAATTTAGTAAATTAATTTGATAATTCGCGGGTAAATATTTTAATACGGTAATCTTTAATCTTTCTCTGCTTGCAATTCCATCCCTAATGTCTGTAACGAAACTATATCCCGTTGAATCTGCTCTACTTTTTCCACTATCGCTAAATACGTCAGGGAAGTGTCGCCTGACTTCGCTAAAAACGGAACTAATTTCTTTATTGGCATTGACAAAAAAAAACTATCGCCTGCATTCTCTTTCCAGTTCTTAATCTTTTTTTCGTTAGCCTTAAAGTCATAACGTGTCAATGGCTCACTTTTATCCACAAACGCAACCGAAGCAACCTTGTAGATAATATCCTTGCTTATAATGAAGTTACAACGCTCCTCGAATCGCATTTGTAGTTTAATGATTTCGTTGAGGTTGATTTTCTTTGGATCACTTAACAACTTGCTCATTGCCGCGTTGTAATTCTTGATGTAATCGTTTGTAACTCCGTTCTGCATTTCTTGGTAAAATGTCAACGCTTCTAACCCACGCTCATAAGGTAGGTTGTTCTTATCGACAAACTCAAAGTAGTCAACGCCTCCACACTTGAACGCGAATTCAAGCGGGAATTCGGATTTATAAACTGGTGGCGAGTTCTTGAATAGGTTTCGGAAGTTCATTGTTATGTGTATAGTGTTTCGTTCTTAAGTTAATTATAATTTTACTATCTGTTTTATTGTAAGTGCGTTTCTTTGAACTGCCTCCACATCCGCATGTTTGACCAGTGTAAGTGTAGCCGAGTGATAACAGAAACTTATGTGCATCTTCAATCTCCATAATAAAACATTTTAGATGTTAACGCGTTTAATCCACATAGTATAAGTAAGTAAGGTATCAAATGCAAGTCGGTTACAAAATATAACCAACCGATTAAACCCCATACCGATGCCATACATGGCGGGCAATCGAACAATGGTTTGCTCCAAAATTCACCAACATAATGTCGAATATAGTTTGCTGCTTTCTCAAATAACATATCCTCACGCGTTAGGCAGTGAACACCTAAACAACATAGGCTATTCAGGGCAAGGACAAGGGATAATGGCAATAGTATCATCTTCAGTTATGTTTATGAAGTTAAGTGTAATTGATGAATAAACTGTCCCACAAATATCAAAATTTGTGACATCGCAGCCATTAAGTATTTCAACTTTTACGGGGCCCGTTCCAATGTTCCAGAATCCGTTATTGTTTATTTCAATTACTGCATCGTATAGGCCGCTTGTTGCTTCGCGTTTAAGCACCCATCCATTTGCATACGTAAATTTTACAACGTAGTTAGTATCGTTTGTGAACGTGGGGGAACTGAATTCTAATGTTTCAGCACATCCGCTTACATCTTGAGTGTAGCTTGTTAAACAATTAAGTATAGCCATGTTTTATTTTTTTATTCCGTAAAAATACAAATCTTGTGGAAACTCTGTACGTGTTTTGAATTTATAATTCGAAAATACTTTGTCGCAATCCAACACGCTGCGAATATCGGCCTCGCTTAAGTTGCGATAGTAGTGATTAGTAAACGGTGAATCTTTTGGGCTTGTGCGCTTTGTACCATGTTCGGGTCTGCCTGGCGCGGCACAACTAAACAAAAATAAACCACCTTTGCTCAATAAGTTTTTAATTACATTTTTTAACGTTTGTTGCCAATGCTCATCATGCTCAAAGCACTCAGTTGAAATAACCACATCGTAATCGTTATCGATGTCTGTCCTATGCAAGTGCCCCTTAATTACAAGGTCAACATTAGGCCCATCTCCGATATCGATGCCAGTATAGTCGCATTGCTCAAACAAATAACGGTTGTTGCCATTGATATCAAGTGATCCGATGTCTAAAACGTTAGTGCCGATAAAGAATTCTGGGTGCGCGTGCTTAACAAGCTCGCACCATTCAACTTGTTCTTGGTGTGCCATATTTTAGTTTATAAGTTTCGTTATCGGTGTGTTGTATCATTCCAAACTCCTCCATTCTCGATGTGGTGCTAATCTCGGATTGAATCGATAAGCCATGCAATACAAACGGTGTCGCGTGTTGTGCTAACCAATCATCACCGTTTGCAATAAGTAAATCATCGGGTATCGGTGTGTACTTTGATTTGTGAATTAACATCAAACAGCCCCATCCATAAGGGCGTTCTTTCATCGGTTTGAGGTGGATGTTATGGTCTGCCTTTAGTTGGTAGTTCTCAAATGCCATTCCGATAATGCCAACGTGCTGCAAACTGTCATCATAGATGCCTAAGAACGATGGGTTAAAGTTAATGTCATCATTGCAAATTAATATGTTCTCAAATTGGGAACGTTCAACTCCGTAATTCCATGCAGGATTTACATAAATATTTTCAGCCATTAAGTGTATGTCATACTTAGCGTTAAGTGGCAACGGTTGACTTTCGCTCGGGTTGTTATCAATAATGATAACCTCGCCTACTAATTCGCAGTTGCACAAATCGGTTAACAGTTGTGTGATGCGTGGAGATTTCCACATTGTTGGAATTATTACGCTAAACATTTGACAAATATATGAAATTTTTTAGATAAGTGTTACAAGCATAACGAAATGTGTCTAATGCATCGGCTTGTTGAGTCGGATCGTTACGGTCTGTTTTCTTTATAGTGCCATCGGGTAGCACCGCCACGTTTTCTAAATCGAATTGCAATCCCTTAGTAAACTGAGGGTCAAGTTCTACATTGCCACGCGCAAGTAATGAGTTGACTAACATTCGGTTGTCTTCTAACGATGGGTTAACGCTTGGTACTAACATTTGATTGTTGCTGAGGTTAAACTTCTGTCGAATAACAACGTAATAGTTGAGGTTATCCTGCACCAATGCACTCGATGACTTGCCACTTGCATCGCCAGTTACTTGGTAAAGTGCATTGCCATACTTAGACTTAATCACATCGCAAAGTTGGTAGATGTCGCTATTGGCTAACTTAATCGTTTCTTTAACTCTTATCGTTGATGGCGGCATAACTTGAAGCACTGAGCAACAAATAGGATTACGGTTAAAATCAAAACTAAGTATGATGGGCAGTTGTTTGTTAAGTTCAACGGGCTTAAGGTGTTTAGTCGAATCGTAAGCATATGCCCAACGATTGCCATCCATATCGAAGTTAGTCCAATCGCCACCGATAAACTGCCTACGATAACGCTCATCCATACGTGACCAAACTTTACGCTGCTCATCAGTTACGAATGCATTATCATCTGGCATGGCTAACTGATAGTAAAACTCCTCACCTAACTCGCCCTTTAAATACGGTATGTGTATTTCATCTTTAATCCACGTTTGAGTCGGATTAAATGTTGCTAATATCAAAGGTGTTGGCATTTTATCAATATACCAGGAGCCAACACGCGAGCTGCCGATATTCCATAACTTCTTGCTTAACTCTTCAATTTGCTCAAAGTATATTCCGTTTGTTTCAAGTCCTAAGAAAGCATTTAACTCGGGGTCATGGCTTATGTTTTCAGCCATAAAGAATATCTTTGATTTGGTCTTAGTGTTTTCTAAGAAGTAGTTTGACTTATCGCGCGACCACCTAAAGTGTGCTGAGCCATCGATAATCTTTTCAAA